ATTTCAGAAACTCCTACTCTCGGCATTCCGCATCCAAAGGGGCCAGATTAGGTCCCTTCATTTTTTGCTTATTCAGCATGGAAATAGGATCCTTTACCCTTCTGTACTGGATACAAACCCTTAAGTTTGCAACATCTGACTACGAAGGTAGAGCGGAGCGGAAGCCGACATTGGAGTTGGAGTTGGAACGGGAATTGTTCAAATTGACGTTGAAAACGCCGGCGTTGGAGCCATTGTTCCACCTGCCCCCGCATAACGGCAGCCGCTGTATCCTATTCCCAAAATCATTAATCTTTTTTTGTGCTTTTAATCCATCCGCCTACCATTCGTCCTAATTCAACAGATTTACCGCTCCAGATTTCATACTTTTTGGAAGGAAGGAATTTTAAATTATATGATAAACGTAAATAAGCTTTCAATTTCATTATTTCCACATCCAGTTCTTGGAGCGTTGTCTTTTTGTAATACTTCTTGTTAGCCTCAATTATTTTTTCCAATATTTTATGCATACAGTGTTTTATGTCCACTACAAGAGCGAATTTTTCTGATTTCGGATATTGCGCAAGTGCTGTATATCCATATTCCATCATTTCAAACGCCTTTTGCAATATAATGAGATCCTCCATTAGTAACCTCCGACAGACCGACTTCTTTTCGATATTATCACATTTTAATCTTTTTCATCCTAAATAGTTATTTTTTATCGGATTTCGTTATTATACTATGACCTCTACTACTACCCTCCCACTATCGTGGGAGGGCCAGAACACAGCGTGTCAGATTACAGATCTACAAAAGCGGAGCGGAAGCCGACACTGGAGTCGGAGTTGGAACGGGAATTGTACAAAATGACGAGGAAAACGCCGGCGCTGGAGCCATTGCCCCACCTGCCCCCGCATAACGGCAGCCGCTCTCCTCTGGTATTCAGCCAGTGGTAATCTCCGCCATAATCTCCGCCTGGTTCATCCGGATACAATAACAGTGCTTTTGCAATCTCCGGAGCAGCACTCAGTCCTGATGCGAGAGTCATATCCTTATACTGACAGCCATTGCCCTGATCTGTCGTATAAGTAATTGCGCCTTTTGTAAGCTGAATTTTACCTGACACCCAATCCCATTTAAGAGTGTCTGCGCTTCCAGGCTCAACCAACGTTCCGTCCGCTTTGATAGCTTTCCACTCCGTAGATTGTGCCCCCATGTTGGTTTCTGCTAACATGCTATTGGCATATGGGATGATTTGAATCTCCCCATCTTTTACTCTCTTACCGGCACACCACTCCCATACGTTTCCATTCAAATCAGCCATTCCGTCCGGCATCCAGTTATGATTCCATGTGTTCGGTCCAGAACCGGTAGCGCATCTCGCTGGTTCTCCCTTATGACTTTCGCTCGTTTCATAAGTTGTTGGAATCCCTTTTTCATGAGGATAAGAACTATCCTTTCCCCAATAGTTATTTCCTCTAGGCATGGTGCCATTCTTCCGGCACCACAGAGCAATCGCACACCAGAGCGAATACGGAACCAGGCTCCATCCTTTTCCTTTGTTGCGGCAGAATGTAAGTGCCTGATCGAAATTCACAGAAGTCTTCGGATCACGCATGGGAAGACTGTATGCACGATCGTTCAGCACAATACTCTGATACTTGCCGACATAAATCTTATCCTTGTCTACCCCACCGACTTTGAAAGCAGGATGGATATTCTGACTGCCCCCGGTCATGATTTCCGAAATATTCATCTTCGGAAACGGAACCATGACAGAGGGCATTTCCATATCATCAAAAAGGACGGTATTCTTACCGCCTGACATCGCTTCGATTGCTAATTTAAAATCATCAAAATTTGGCATATTTTTAAACCTCCATTTCCCATAATCTGAGTTCACATTTTTCAATGTCAAACGGAACCGGCTGCCGGTCAATATAAGTAGGCGATTCCATTGTTTCCTCTTCTGCTTCCGGATTGTACCTCGGATTCTCTTTCTCCGTTTCCGTATATTCCCTTGCCGGAACAACCAACTGTGCTACATATCTCTGTCCTTCTGAAGTTCCCATTACCAGACCACCCGTGTAGTCCTGGCAGATGTCAATAATCACTTCATAGTCCCTTTCCTTTTTGGACACATCGAACATTAAATCTCCATCATTGAAACTCACGATTTTCCCCGTCACCTCATAGGGAATAAAATTTTTGCCGTCCTCCGGCATATGCGTCACTTTCATCAGAAATACCTCCTCCTGTTCTGAGCCATATTTACCGCTTCCCTGGTACGGGCCGCCGCAATCTCCGCCGCTTCTCTCATGGCTGGATCATGCCGGTTCACAGCATAACTCTTCATAACATGGTCCTCTTCCTTTCTACGTTCCTCATTTTTGATAATTACATTTGCCACTTCAAATACCTCCTCTCACATAACAATTCACAACCACCTGGCTTGCTGATCCGGTAAAGGCAACCTTGAAGCCGTTAAGCAGCTTATCACTGAACTCAAATTCTCCGACAGCTCCACCCGTCACACTGACTACCTCACACTCAATCGTGTAGTCCTTGTTGTTCTTCGCCGTCATAAGCTGGACTGTCTTTTTGGAGTTATTGTGCGGATACTGCTGCGAGTTCGTCAGCGTTACCTGAATCTTCTCTCCTGTCAGTCCGTCCAGTTCCCTCCATACCTGAAGCAAATTCCGATTATTCTCGGATGCCATGAGCATTGCCTCCAACGCTGCAAGGTCCATTGTATTAAAATTTGTGGCATTCTGCGGTGTTCCTTGCTTTTTTACTTTGCCCGGAGATGGCGTGAGCTGAATCAAGCCGCTTCCCAAATCCTGTTCTTGAAAACGACCAGGATATTCAACAACATGATCCTGCCAGCCTACAAGTTCTCTCATTATTCCTCAACCTCCTTTTCGCTGATTTCCAACTGGCAGACATAATAAAAGCCCTCTGCTACAGAATCCATTTTCAAAGATTCCTGCTTAGAGAGCCACAACTCATTGTTTGTGTCATACAGTTGGATTTCCGTGACCGTAGCCGCACCTGTGGTTGTCGTTTCTATCTTAAACGTGATTTCCACAAGCCCGTCTCCGGTCACATCAACCGATTCGATCTTTGTTTTGTGATACGTTGAACCGATTTTGTACTTCGCATAGGCAATCGTGCGCTTCGTATAATCCCGATAGCCCTGGATTGCCCTGCTTGTCAGTAGCTTCATCTGCCTACCTCCTCTTCTTTATATCTCAAAGGTATCACCACAGAGCCTGTATCGAACCTGATACGATTCTGTAGTAACCTCTGGAGCCACACCTTTTTCAGCTTCCGATACTCCGGTGGAAGTTCCCGGTCTTGTCCCGGTTTCTGTATCTCCTGTCATCTCATACGAAACCTTCATTCCTTCGCCAGAAGGCAAAATCTCTGCATCCACTTTGGATTCAGTCAAACGGACGCTTATGGTCGGTTCTGTTCCAGTCAATTTGCTTCGATACTTTGTCCCTTCGCCAGCGGCTTCCGCATGAACGTCCGTTGATGAATAAACTGCCCGCTTCTGTACGCCCGGATATAGACCGGTTTCCATATTTTCGCTGGTTTCCGGATACTCTATCCGATAACTTTCCGTATGTTCCTCGACACTAATCCCGCTTCCTGACAATTTTAGTCCTGTACTGATTTTCGGATATTGCCCGGTTTCCCCGGAACTTCCCGCCACTGGTAATATATTCTTGTATTCTTCTACAGACGGCAGAATCTGTACATCAGTCTCAGCGATTCGAAACCCTGTGCTTTTCATAGGAATCGTTCCACATTGTATAAAACGCTCTTTATACTTCTCCGACCTTCCCATCAAATCAATATGCGCCCGCACCGTAAATCGGAATACAAAGGACACATGGGACTGCTTTATTTCTTTCAGCTTTTTTATTGCCGCAGCCACATCTACCAAATTATCACCCGGCTCAATATCCACTGTAAATGTATTTATAGGTCCTCCAGTATCATCTATGTGAACTTTTCGCCCTGTAACATTCTCTAGAATTTTCTCCATCATGTACGGATTCATAGGTGCTCTTGTATTTCTTTTTTCCAATATAATTTTCCTACGTTCCTCATATGGGAGATTATTTCTTACCGGGAGACCATACTTTTCTTCATGATATCTAAGCCCCCATGTTGCCGTTTCTGGGAATGCTTGATATGGGAGTTCATCTTCTATCCGTTTCCGGGCATCGTCCATTTCCTCTCCCATTATTTGAAATATCCATTTTCCTACATATGACTGATCATAAAATCCATTTCCAGTTATATATCTCATCATCCTTCTGGCCGACTCAGACGTAGGGAAATTTTCTATATTCATAATCTGCCCCCCCTAACTAAAATCTACATTTTCGGTAGCCGGATATTCCTCTCTTTCGAGGACTATATTTTCCTCAGATCCGTTAATTAGAAAAGTGTCAAAATCTGTTACCCCAGGAATGTCTGTTATCAACGGCCGAATCTGGTTGTATACTAAAGTTCCAGTATTTTTAGCATCAGAATATTCCCGATTAACCAGTACTTTAAATTGAGTTATAATCTCCGAAATGTCTATTGTACTGTCGTAAACCAATCCAGTGCAAGTGTACGATACCTTTTTTATCGACGCCGGAACAATTGTAAGTTCCGCTGTTCCCGTAGGAAGAAGTCTTTGTGAGCGATCTTTTGGAGAAACTATATGATCGTATACTGCCTCTATAAGCTTCCTATTTGCCGGAGTACCATTTGAGTCAACCAGCACCAATTTAACCGTTCCAGGTCCGTTCCAAGTCGGAACGACAATGCAATCCCCAACCCCGACTACCTCTTTGGCCCACCTTATATAATCAGCATCATTTCCGATATAGCTTGCTCCCTCTTGGGAATATTTCTCTTTTATTCGTTCTCTTAAATCCGCATCGCTTTCCACGTCCGTTCCTCCACTTATAGCTTCAGTGTTCCGGACAGAAGAAACACCTTTTATATTCTGCAACGAAAACTTTATAGTATCTGCCTTTGTATTAGATTCCTTACCTGCCTCAACAGCCGTTATCGCCACATTTACCATTTTCCCTTCCGGAATTACAACCGATTCGTCCGTTGCATACTCTAATGCAGGAGATCCGTCCGTCGCCTCAGTACAAAATATAGATCCTGACGGGATAATTGTTCCAGTATCTCCTGTAATCGTAATTTCTCCGCTCGCATAGCCAGCAGGTCGTCTTTCTATCCCGGCAGCAACCGCATGCAAATCAAGCCATGTATCCCATGCGTATTGGGGGAACATAAGCATTAGAGTGCGAACAAGATGAAATTGAATCAATTCTGATTTTTCAATCGCTGTCGGCATAGTAAAATCAT